CAGGCCAATTGCTTATAGATGATTCTAGTAGTGCTTCAACTCCCGCGTTGAGTTTCGATACAGATACAGATTTAGGTTTGTTTAGAAAATCTGCAAACGTAATGGGATTTTCTTCTAGTGGAACGGAAAGATTAATTATGGATGCAAATGGTATAACACTTCAAGCCCAAAATGATCTTAGATTTGCTGATTCTGATAGTAGTCATTATGTGGGATTTCAAGCTCCAGCTACAATCTCGACTAATGTTGTATGGACTTTACCAGCTACTGATGCTGCTGCTGCTGGCTATGCTTTGGTATCTGATGCTTCGGGAACATTAAGCTGGGCTGCTTCTGTTGGTGGTGGGGCAGTTGGTGGTGGGAATGATCAGGTTTTTTATGAAAACGATCAGACCGTAACTCAAGATTATACGATTACTGCTGGTAAAAACGCTATGAGTGCAGGGCCAGTAACCGTTCAAACTGGGGTTACAGTTACAGTAGGTAGTGGTCAATCATGGACTGTTGTTTAAATCGGTATATAATAGACGTAAGCTGAAAAGATTATGAGTCAGATTAAAGTTGACAGTATCATTCCTAGAAATGGAGTACCATCAGGATCTCAGGGTGGGATAATTCAATACAAATATGCTTCAAATTCATCTATAAGGAGTACGCAGAGTGATAGTTTCGTGTCATCAGGCTTATCTATAACTATTACTCCCCAATCTTCAGATAATAAAATTATTGTTAGAGCTTATGGAGTAGGGTTTAATAATAATATGAACTCTTCTGGAGGTGCAATTACTATCTATAGAGGTACAAGTACAAATATAGATCCTCAAGGTGGTGATGGAGCCGTTATGCTTGGAGAAGATGATTCAAATAATCTTGAAAGTACAATTTGTTGCGAATTTATTGACAGTCCAAATACAACAAGTCCAGTAACATATAATGTTTTTTTTAGAAGATTAACTGGTGGCGAGTTCTTTTTTGGTAAACGAACCACAGGTGCGATTATTGCTTTGGAGGTTTCAGCATAATGAATGTTGACCATGATGCGGTAAGAAAGGCTTATCCAAATGTCGTAACTATTTCTGATGATTATTATGATGCAAATGGAGCTATTGTAACTATTGATCAAGCACAAGTCGATGCAGCTAGAGTTACTTTAGATGCTGAAGCTGCTGCAACTTTATATCAACGTCAGAGAACAGGGCAAGCTGGCACAACAGATACTATTTATGCTTCTATAGGAGATCAACTCGATATGCAGTATAAAGATGCTATAAATGGTACAACTACATGGAAAGATCATGTTGCTGCTGTAAAAGCTAAATACCCTAAACCTTAATCAAATGGCAATTGTACCCGGTGTTAAAAACTTTGATGTTGTAAAAAGAGCAGACTTCGGTTTGCGTCTTACTCTTAAGGACTCTACAAATTCTGCAATAGATTTAACAGGATATACTGTTGCTGCTCAAGTTTGGGATAAAGATAGAAAAGTAAAATTTGCAGATTGGGGTGTAACTTACACAAATAGAAGCGGAGGAATAGTTGATATTAAACTTACAGATAGTCAAACTGATAATTTTCTTGTTGGAACTTTGAAATATGATGTTAAATTAACCGAGCCTAGCGGTGATGAACACTATTATATAAAAGGAAACCTAAATGTATCTGAGGGTTATACAGAATGAGTACTCCGAACAAGGTCGAAGTATCACAAGTCTCTGACGTAACAACAGTTGAAATAACAACGGCTGGGCCACAAGGTCCAGCAGGCCCATCTCTTACTGGTATAAATTTTGATGTTACTGGCAAAGTTGATAATGCAGTTCTGTACTATCACGCTGCATCTGATACATTTAAAGCAGACAACACAACTACTAAATTAACACTCGTAGACGGAGGTAACTTCTAATGGCTAACACGATTAGAATAAAAAGATCAACAGGGTCATCCAACCCAACGTCATTAGAAAATGCTGAAGTTGCCTTTAGAGAAGGTGATGAAGTTTTAGTTTATGGTACTGGTACAGGAGGATCTGGAGGTTCGGCTACAAGTATTATTCCTATTGGTGGTAAGGGAGCATTTTTTGATAAGGCAACAGTACAAAACGCAAATAAAGTTTTAGCTGGCCCTACAACTGGAAGTGATGCTGCTCCAACATTTAGATCTCTTGTAGTTGCAGACGTACCAACGATAACAGCATCGAAAGTAAGTGATTTCGACACTCAGGTTCGTACCAGTAGACTTGATCAATTAGCAAGTGCAACAAGTACTGTTTCTGGAGTTACACCTACTGCCGATGCTCATTTCGCAACAAAAGGATATGTAGATTCTGTTTCAGAAGGTCTTGATGTTAAGGGTAGTTGTGTTGCAGCTACAACAGCGAACATTACTATTGCAACAGCTTTAAATAATGGTGATTCAATAGATGGAGTAACTCTTGCAAATGGAGATAGAGTTCTTGTTAAAGATCAAAGCACAGCTACACAAAATGGAATTTATGTTGTTGGAGATACACCTGCAAGGGCTGATGATTTAGCA